TGCCGTCTTCGCGAGCCTCTTTGATAATACGAATATCTTGAACAGTTTCGGTGATAAGATACATATTAGACTCCTGCTGTATTATATGCATACTTGGTAAGTCTCAACGAAAGAGTTGAGGTAGTACCAGCAGTATTAGCTGTAATATTTGCGGCTGCGTTTGCACCCTGGAAAATGACACCTTGAGAAGTTAGATCCCAGAAACCAGCAGTATTTGCTGGTGATTGGAAAAGAACAGTAGCGCCTTGTTTGATCACCCAATCGCCTGTCCACATAATGCCAGCAACGCCCATAGTGGTCACTGTTTCAACAGAAGTATTTGGTGATGCTAGATTTGCTGTGGTATAAGTGACATTGGCAAGATCCAATGTTCCTACATGTCCGCCGATTTGATTTTTAATGATTGCCATTATTCAGCACCTTCGTTAATTAGGTGGTTAAAAACGCCAACTACAGCTTCTTGCATTTTGCGTTTTGCGCGAAGAGTCGCAAGATCAGCAGCGTCGATTTTGTTTTTGTCGCCAGCAACAGAAGCAATTTCTTTTTGCTTGGATGAGAGTTTCATTTCTACGAAAGAATAAGCATTAGATTGGATCATGTCATCCACAATCTCATTGGCTTCTTCTTCTGTCATTGGTTCTGTTTCAAATCTCTCGCCTGTGGCAGAAGATTCAGCTCTAATGCAGAATAATTCTTCGCTCACTTCTGTTTCCTCTCTGCGAACTGGCATTGTTGCTGGATCCTTTTCAACTGGAGCTGTGCCAGTTTGTGGATTGTTTTTTAGGTCTTGAGTAGCATACTCATACAATCTATCGATCACTTTGCTGCACTGATCAAGTTCGCTGGCTAGTGCATCAGGAACTTCGTTGTTTTCGTCAAGGATTTCAAATGCCTCAGCAGATTGTAGGGCGATAGTTTCCAACATACTTTTGACATTAGCTTTAGATTGCTTGAAGTCAGAGTTGTTGACAGAATACATTCCTAATGAAGGATTGTCTGAAGTGGAAGGAGAAGAAGCGACACCTGGATTTTCGCTTTCGTCTAGACCAAAACGAGATGATAGAACTTTTCTGAATGGCGATTCGTTTTCTTCGCCCATACTTCCTTCGGTCCCAGTAGTATTTTGGTCAGCTTGACGGCGACCTTGTTTTGCTTTTGTGTTGCCTTTGAACACATCATCGCCATTACCGTTACGATCCTTAGAATGAGCGTCGTCATTTGGACCTTCTACTTCGGATTGACTATCGTATGCAGTTTGTCTCTCCGACTCAGGAGCCGATGTTGAGCTTCTATATCTGCTTCCGTCTTTATCGATTGTCGCTTTATGCCCAGCCATCAGTTATTCCTCTTCGGTTGCTCCAATGCTTTGACCAATTTCTTGTTTTCTGGTTTCAAAAGCATTATTGATTTTATCTTTCATCACTGAATCAAATGCCTTTTCTAAATCAGCAATATCTCCATTGATTGCGTAATTCACGACATCTTGTGTACCATATTCCATAATTCTCAACTCCTATTTATAAAACAAAATTGCTTGGCAGGTCATCATCGGAAGATTTCTTTTTAACAGGCATCTTTCTTGTGAATGGACCAGATTTGCCTTGGACAATTTGGTTCTTTGTTTCATTTGGCGCTTGTCCTTGATCATCAGGAGCTGCACCAGATTGTGGTTGGTTAGGATCACCTTGACCTTGATCATCAGCGCCCATTGGTGGCAGAGGCATCGGAGTGCCATCAGGCATCAATCCTTGCGCTGCCATTTTCTTTGCATCTTCATCCATTTGTTTTTGCATGTCTTTAATGTCTTCATCCGACTGATAAAGAACATGGCGCTTGACATATTCTTGTGAGTAGAACATACCAAGGAATGGTTGCATCTGCTGTAGAACTGAAAGACGATTCATCAGAATCTCGCTGTCTTTCATTTCAGAGAAATAGTTATCTCTTGCATAATCAAAAAGAAGTTTATCTTTAATTTCATCCCAGTCAGACTGAGCAAAAACTTTCTTGAGGATCAGTTGTTTTTCTAATGCGCTCAAAAGAATGTTAGAGAAACGAAGTCTTAGGCGATCGATAAACTTCTGGAATGATAGTTCGTCGCGAGTAATTTCTGACGAACGTCCCATAGTAAATCCAGATGTTTCTGGATTGATTCTTGATACAGGAACATTGAGTGAGCGATATAGCTTCTTCTCGAAATATTCAACATCGTCTAGTTTGCCTAGATTCTGACCAGCAGGAAGTGTTGTAATTTCTGTGCCATTCTGCCCTTCACGACGAGGAAGCCAGTAGTCTTCCAGCATGGTCATGAATTTGCGGTCATCTCTAACGTCGCCAGTGGTTGCATCGTAGATAAGACGATTCTTATGTTTTGCCATCATATCACGCATGTGCTGCTCTGCCTTCATCTTAGGCATTTGACCGACATCGATATAGAATACTCGACGCTCGGGAGCGCGAGAGATACGATAGATAACCGTGGCATCTTCAAGAATACGCAGCTGGTTAAGTGGTTTGATTGCTTTGTGGAGATATGACAAAACGAGTTTACCGTCTTTGTCCATCAATCCAGAAGTGCAATGTAGAATAGCGTCTGGGTTAATTCTCAACCCCTGATTGTCCATACCTGTGGATCCAGTAGCTTTGAATCCTTTTTCATTATAGACATAAAATTCGGCAGCATTCTTATTGACGAACACCTTGCCTTTACGTTCTCTGGTAAGCAGACGAACTTTGCGGATCTTACGAGGATCGACATAACGCAGCTCTTGAATGCCACGTTCTGGATCATTCTCGTCAATCATAATGTGGTAGTAAAGTCTACCGTCAACATACCAGCGACGGAAGATTTCATATCCAAAATTGTTGAAGTTGAGTAGACGAGTGATAGTGTCAAACTCATCCTGAATAATTTTCTTTAGTTTGTCTGATAGTTCTGGGATATCATCGAGGTCGAGGGTGACGATTTGCTCATCACCCTCTTTAACGATTGCTTCGTTTGTAACCTCATCGATAGCCTTTTCGCATTCTGGCTGAAGAGCCATTTCGCGATATTTGACAACCAGTTCTGCCTCTGTTTTGGCAGAACCTTCCATGTCCAAATATGTGCCGTAGGTGCCACCTGCAGTAACGACCATTGCGCCATCATCAGTCTCTTTGGGAGCAAAGGAAACTAAATCTAACTGGTCTTTTTTTCTACTTATCTCAAATCCGAATAATTCAGCCATGTGGCACCCCTTGGTATTGTAATCATAATCTATTTATGCGGTTATTAAATGCCGCCAGCATTACCAGTAGTACCAGCTTCAATGTCCCAGTAGTCGTATGTGAAGGTAACATTGAAACGCTCGAACTGATTGGTGTCTGACCAGTCAAGACGAATAGGATCGATTCTTGATGGATAGATACCATTGAAACGATAAACGCGAAGCAGAGTTCCGTCCTTAGCCAACTGACCAACACGAGCTGTTGACTTGTATTGTGTAGTTGTTCTTAGGTTCTCTACCTTCATGTTGATTGCATCTGACCATGCTTCAAGAGCATTACGAACAGCGAAATCTTCATCGTTCATGATTGTAACAGTCCAAGGATCGTAAGTACGATCGCCAGCAAAGTTAATTACACGACCAAAATATGGAACAGGGATATTCCCGAGGTTTGACTCGGGAATATTTGTTGTGCTTGCTAGGAATTGAATTGTGCTATCAGCAGCAGAATCTACAGGATTGAAGATGTCAACGCTGAATAGCGTAGGACGAGCACCTTCAAACTGGAAATTCGCTCTTACTTCGTTAATATTGAAAGCCATTTTTTATTGCTCCTCTTAGAACTGACCGACGATGGTATTGAAGTCAACACCAGTACGAACAGCAACGAAGTTCAACTGGATAAAGTTGATGCTCTTTGCTGGCTTGATGTAGATATCGCCAACGAACTGATTCGAGTCAATGACCTGACCAGTATTGTTTGTTTCGTCACAAACAACACGGAAGTCATAGATACCACGACGACCCTGAACCTGTCTCAAGAATGGCTCAACCAGATTCTTGAATTGGGCACGAGTGAAGGAATCATTGAATTCAAACAGGCTCGAGCGCGAGGCGTTTTCAATAGCCTTTTCGAGAGTGATGAATAGACGACGAACATTGATACGATCAAACGCTGATGGCTTGCCAAGCAGAGTCTTATCACCATAAAGAACTGTGCCTTGTCCTGGGAATTGAACCACAGGGTTAACGTCATTCTTGTAGAGAAGATCGCGCTGAGCTTGGTTAGGGTTAAACTGCAGCTTAACAACGTTCTTGATCTGACCACGGTTGAAACCAGCTGGCGAATACCAAGAATCGCGAGTTTGGTCTGTCAGAGCGCAGAGACCAGCAATGTCACCATTCAGAGGAACCCAACGATACAGATCGTTATACTTGTCGTACTGATACTTGTAACCAGTGTCCATTACAGCGTATGAGCTGTTGTAATTCAGACCAGAAATACCACCTGTGCTTCCACGGAAGTCAACGGCATACTGAACAGGATCACGTGTCTGGGCGCTAGTAACGATGCTAAGATCTGGAGAGACAAAAGCAACGCAGTCCTTACGATGTTCGGCGATATTTGCGATGATATAGTTGCCTAGACCACCAGGAGTTGTGCCGATTGCTTTTCCTTGCATAACCAGCGAAAGATCAACATCAGCCTTGTCAGCGAACAGGTCATATGCCAGCGCAACTGGACCAAGAGTGATTGCGCTTTCAGCAGCACCATCAGTACCAAGGTTAAACGTAGCAGAATACGGAGTTGTATTCGAAGCTGCTGACAATGTAGAAGCCAGACCAACAGGAGATGTCGAACGAGCAGTACCTGCATAAACATATGCAGATTGTGTATCGATAACATTCTTGTAGTAATTCGAAGCACCCGAAGTTGTTTTGGCATCAGTTGCACGGGACAGGTTCGACCAAACTTCAAGAATTGAATTCTGAGTTCCGCTAAACTTACCGCCAGCATCAGAAACAACGATATGAAGCTCGTCTCTAGTTGTCAGACCTTGGCTTGTCATGAACGTAGAAGTTCCTGGAGCCTTATCCACAGCATTGTAGAATTCCCAATAACGCTCAGCGCCAACAGTTGTATTTGATGTGACCTGAACAGTTCCGCTTAGAGCGAATTTGGCGTCAACGTTAACTGTCATAACTGACTGGTAGGTGAATGATGCAACGTTAACAGTTGCGTTAGCATTTCCTTCGACGCCAGCAGTATCTTTTGCAGTAACCTTCAAGAATTGATAACCAACAGTTGCGTTACCAGCCTTGATGTAATCACCGACAGCAATCTGATTGAGAACACCGTTGGCTGCAGCATTAGCCGAACCAGCAGCGCTCGAACCACCCCAAACCGAAATCTGGTTCGATCCTGGTGTGTAGTTGAGGATGACACCGCAAGCAGCATTTGCAGCAACAAGAACTGAGCTATATGCATTTGTGCTGTCGCAAACCGAAACCTTCAGAGAGTTTCCGAGAGTTCCTGGGAACTTTGCGATATATGTAGCGTTTGCATATGCCGCAGCGTTTGCAACGAAATTGTCACGCCAATCGTCAGCGTTATCGATTTGCGGAGCTGTCATTGCTGCAGTGTTTGCAACAGCGTTTAGAGCTGTGGCATCATATGCACGGACAACATAGAGTGCGTTGCCGTAAGCCAAGAAGTTGGCTGCAGTGAAAAATGTCTCAAAGTTATTTGCAGTTGGTTTACCAAACTTCTGCACTAGGGTATTTTCGGAATCGATCAACGTTCTTTGATATCCTGGCCCCCACTGAAACACACCAGCGACAGCGCCGACTGATGTTGAAACTGCTGGGATAACCGTGGTTGTATCAAATTCGCTGACATTAATTCCTGGACTTACTTGAATTGCCATGCTCATGCTCCTTTTAGGTTGAAAGGCGATTTTTTATCTCT